GCCGATATATCTAAGAAGATGTCGGATGGCTCGTAGGCTGAATATAATGCCTCTTTGGGAATAAATTCCTCAAACCCTCTAAAGCGTAACAATTGCTTTAGTTCCAAGGGTTCTGTATGACGAGCTAATTTGTTAAAGACCTTTTTGACTTGATGTGTCAATAGAGACGTGTGCTGAACTTTATCAACACTAATTTCACCATCTCTAATCAAGTTTTCCCATAACAGGGACGAAATTTTATTTTCTGCTGCTTTATCTTTAAAGAATCTGTCTGCCCAAAACTCCTTCACTATCTTTGGTGTAGCATCAAAAATAGGAAGTCTATAAGTTACTTTATCAAGTTTCTTGATAATCTGATAACTAGCTTTTCCTCCTTTTATGGTAGAGATCTTATATGGAAGATTCCGGTTTTCCATAGCTCTTTCATAAAAGAGGGTTGCTACTTTTAGCTGCTTAGTAGTAAATAATTTACCACTGAGCTTGTTAGTTAACAGACCTAAGCCCCCTAAACATTGGGGTAAGAAGTAACTTATAAGACCTGGAGCTGCCTTTTTTAAGAAAGGCATCATCCGCCTCATCCAAATATCTATATATTTATTGGATTTACCGTAACAGAATGAAATCATCGTCGAGGACAATGACTCAACCGTTCTGGTAGCGCCTCCTTTAGAGAGGTAAGGGGATGCAAGGGAGAAGTTCATGAAATTAATGTGCTTAAAAGAACCTTTTCGGTACACAAATAGTTCAGAATTCATCTGAAGCCAATCATCTGAGAAATAACATTTTCCAGGACTCGGTGTCATACCGATAAATTTGGCGTATTTGTACCATTTTCGTCTCTCTTCTCTTGTGAATTTCATGACACAATCGTCACCATTCACTCTCAAGGCGACTCTACTTAGGATCCTTCGCTTCTTCTTGAAGGACAATAGACATATCGCTGCATTCGCTATACATAATATAGGAAAGCTGAGAGGAGAGCCCATTAGTTGTCCGTTTTGCTGCTGGATTACAGTTCCATCTTTATAATGTACTTCATGGTTAATAAGAGCATTTAGTCCTATTTGATATAAAGAATCGGAGATTCCGGTTCTTAAACAAACTTCGGACCAAATGTATTTTGTTAACCATCGTACAAGATTATCGGTGGCTGCACTGTAATCTCCTGAGAGCCAAGAGCCCTTAGGATTAGCATACGGCAACATTTTATTCAGAACGTCCGATGTAATTGGTTTTCCAATTAATTCAAACACCGGATGACGCTGTAACGTAGACCAAAGGAATTGTTGTATTGGCTTCAAATACAAA